TGGCGAGTTCAATGCGGGGCTGACATTTCACTCGCAGTATCCGATTGACGATTACCATATCTACCACCGGCCAGCAGCGTTGATTGCTCAATGCATGGCAGGGGGAAAGATTGAAGACAAGCTGGAGTGGTTGCAGCCTTCGGTCAAGAAGGAAAGCAGTAACTACGATGCGGCGTTCGTGAATACCTTCAAAGCCTTTGGCTTGCCACTCCCAGGGGAAAAGTAAATGGCTGTTGCAGGTTCCGTCGTAGTTGAGTTGCTTGCAAAAACCGGCAGCTTCAACACCGACATCGACCGATCCACAAAGGCCGCTGAAAAGCGGATGCGGGACTTCGAGAAGACGGCAGTCTCGGTCGGTAAGGGTGTTGGCCTGGCGTTCGTTGCTGCGGGAGCAGCGGCAATCGCTTTCGGGAAGGATGTCATCGACGGGATCGACGCGCTGAACGACGTTGCGGACGCTACGGGCGCCAGCATCGAGAACATCAGTGGACTGGAGGACGTGGCGCTGCGCACCGGCGCTTCGCTGGATGACGTTAGCTCTATCCTCATCAAGTTCAACAATATTCTTCGGGAAGCTGACGGCAAGAACGGCGTATCACAGGCGCTGGAGGCTATCGGCGTCAATGCCGAAGAACTGAAGAAGCTTGACCCGGCAGAAGCACTGCTGAAAACTGCCCAGGCGCTGAACAAGTTCCAAGACGACGGCAACAAAGCCCGCATCATGGCCGAGCTTTTCGGCAAGAGCGTTGGCACGGCTGCAGCGTATATCAAAGACCTCGGCGAACAGGCCAAGCTGAACCCGATTGTTAGCAAGGAACAGGCCGAACAAGCCGAGGCGTTCAATAAGTCGATTTTTGAGTTGACGACCAACGTCACGCAGCTTGCTCGGGAAATCACTGGCCCTCTGGTTCAGTCTCTGAACGACGTAATCAAGCTGTTCAAGGAAGGGCGCGCCGCTGGGCGCAGTTTTCTTGATATCGGTTTCGAAAACTACCGCAGGCAAACGGCGCAGGCTAAAAATGCTCTGGGCTTCGGGTTTGACCTGAGCCCCACAGATGGCGGCGCGTCCGGGGGCTGGGATAGCCCAACCGATACGCGCCCTTCCTTGAAAGCCCCAACCGGCATGACCGAAGCGGAGAAAAAGGCCGAAGAAGAACGCAAGAAGCGCGACAAGGCACGCGCGGACGCATTCAAGAAACAACAGGCCGAGTTCAAAAGCTACCTTGACGGGCTGGATAAGCAACTGGAGAAGACCCAGGAACTGACGACCGTTGAGCAGGTGCTTGCGGACATCCAGAAGGGGCGCGTCACCGTACAGAACTCTTCGCAGAAGGACATGCTTCTCAGCCGCGCAGCAGAGATTGACGCGGCCAAGGAGCTGGAGCGGGTCGATAAGGAGCGCCTCGAGAGCCAGAAGAAGCTCAACGACTCGCAGAAGCAGTTCCGGGAATACGTTGATAGCCTGAAGGCTTCGACGGCCAGCCCATTCCAGACGTACATGGCAGGCTTGGAAGAACTGCAAGCCAGGCTTGAACTTGGCATTATCGACGCGGACCTGTACACGCAGGCGACCAAGAAGCTGGGCGATGAGTTCGTTGCAGCGGGCAAGAAGGCGGAGGAGTCCACAGACACCTTCACCGAGTTTGCCAAGCAGGCGCAGCGCAACATTCAAGACGCTCTCGGCAACACGCTCGAGGATGCGCTGTCTGGCAACTTCGACAACATCTTCAAGATGTGGACGCAGCTGCTGCAGAAGATGGTTGCTCAAGCTCTTGCGGCACAACTGAATGAACAACTCTTCGGAAATGGTCAGTCAGGCGATACGAACTGGCTTCAGGAGGGGTTCAAAGCCTTCTCCGCATACATGAGTGGTGGCGCCTCCAACGGATCGCACGCTACCGGCTTGGACTTTGTTCCGTTTGACGGCTACAAGGCAACGCTGCACAGAGGCGAGCGGGTCATGACGGCAGCAGACAACCGCCAGTTCGACGGCGCAGGGGTGAAGAGTGGCGACAGTTTTGACTTCAGCAATGCAACCTACAACGTTGGCTCCAACGTCAGCCTGCCGGACGTGGCAGCAATGGTGAAGGCTGGCAATCAGCAGCTGGAAGCCAAGATCATCCGCAACCGGAGGCAGACGGCATGACGACTTACGCATGGCCGGATTGGTGCGTCAACCGATTTGAGATGCGGATTCGTCCCAACACGCTTGTCTTTACCGGGCCGATCACGCCATCCGTGCAGACGCTGGACATGGGTGGAGAACGTTGGTATGCGTCCTTTGACACCGTGCCTGGGAACACTCGGATTGAGGCGGGTGAACGTGAGGCGTTCTGGGATCGCCTTCTGGGACAAGTTCATCGCGTGGCGCTGTGGAACCTTGCGCGGCCTGTGCCGCTTGGGACTCTGCGCCTGGGCGGACAGACGATTCAGGTGGTAAACGCTTCTCTGGCTACTGTCAGCGTTGTTAACGCCTCCCTGCAGCCAGTGACTGTGGTTGGCGGCTATCCAGCGACGACTGGGGCTACTGTTTCTGGCTCCAACAACATCACATTCTTCGCTGTCAATGGTAGAACCCTTCTGCCAGGCGACATGCTTGGAATCAACGGGCAGTTGGTTCGGGTTGTCGCGACGTCAACAGCTGCAAGCGGCCAAATGACAGTTGAATTCCTTCCACGTCTTCGGGCGGCAGTCCCGGCATACACTCCGATTGTCTGGGACAAGCCAACGGCTACCTTCATGTTGATGTCTGATGGTGTGCCAACTGTTGAGCGACCTGGTATGTATGAAGGCGCATCAATCGAGATGATCGAAACGTTTATCTAAGGAATTGGTATGGCACGACAAGTTCTCGGCGGACTCACGACGCTCAATCTGTCAACAAACCTAGATCCAATGTTCGCGGAGTTGTACAACATCTTCACGAGCTTGAGCACGGGGACCATTACGACAACAGGTGCGATTGTCTCGGGTACAACCATTGCGGCTGGGACAAACCTTAGTTTTGCCGGTGTTTTGTCTGGCGGGGTCGCCAGCACTATCGCAGTTGACATCACTGGCGCGGGACGTTTTAAGGGGTGGGCGGGAGTTTCTGCAACAACGTCAGCTGTACACATGGGGGCCCCTGGAGCAACGGCAAACGTGACGCTAGTTTCTGCTGGGGCTACTGTTGATAACAGAATTTGGGACATGACCGCTGAGACGGGCGCGACTTTCCGCATTCGTGCAGTCAATGACATTTCAGGCGGAACTGCCGATGCAGTTTTGATTTCGCGTGCTGGTTTGTCATTTACAAGCATCGCCTTTGGTTCTCATATTCGACCAGTAGCTGATAACGCATATTCATGCGGTGTCGCTGGACAGCGATGGTCAGTCGTCTACTCTGCGACAGGCGCAATCAACACCTCCGACGCCCGCGAGAAAACTCCTGTTCACCAACTTAATGCTGACGAAATCGCAGCAGCCAAGCAGATCGCACGCGAGTTCGGAACGTATCAGTTCCTGTCGGCCGTCCAAGAAAAAGGTGATGCGGCACGCATGCACGCAGGCACCACGGTTCAGCGCGTTATTCAGATCATGGAGTCGTTCGGTCTGGACGCGATGCGTTATGCATTCATCTGCTATGACGAGTGGGACGCACAGCATGACGAGGAAGGCAACGAAACCAGCCCCGCTGGAAACCGCTACGGCTTCCGTACAGATGAACTCCTGATGTTCGTTGCCCGTGGCATTGCCGCTCGCCAAGACGAACTGGAAGCGCGTATCGCAGCGCTGGAAGCATGAGAGTTATTGCCGGCCCCGCGTTGGCGCAACTTCAATCCGGCAACGTCCACATGGCGTTGCTAGTGGAGATGCTTCTGACGCAGCCTGTGCGACTCAACACGGCGAACGTCACGCTGACATACGGTGGTGTTGACTACATCGGTACTGGCGTTCTAGGCGCAGTCAACGAGATTGACGACAGCCCGGGCGAGTACAAAAACTTGACGTTCACACTTAGCGGCGTTGACTTGGCGGTCTTGAGCATTGCGCTTCAGGAGAACATCCGGAACAAGGTGGTTAACGTCCGGTTGGCGGTGCTTGACACGAACGCCAATACGGTGCTGGATGCCCCCTTGATCTGGACCGGCCTGCTCGATCAGATGCCGATGCATATGGGCGAAAAGACGGCAACGATCAACGTTTCAGCAGAGCATCGCGGGCTTGTCTTCTCTAGACCCAAACCGATCAACTACACCGACGCCGACCAAGCGCGAGTTGATCCGACTGACACTGGTCTGCGCTTCATCCAGTCGCAGTCCACGCACAACGATACATGGCCGGCGGCAACGTTCTTCCGCAAGTAAAGCCAGGCTGGCAGGCGGCAGTTGCGGACGTGTTTCTTGACCGCTTGGGGGCGCCATTCCGTTGGGGCTCCAACGACTGCTGCCTATTCGCTGCCGATTGCATCAAAGCAGCAACGGGTGTGGACGTGGCAGAGGATGTGCGCGGAAAGTATTGCGACACGATCACGGCGTACCGATTGATTGATTCGTTCGGCGGCCTGGAATCAATTGCTGCGGCCAGGTGCGGATCAGAGATCAATCCGGGCCAAGCGGTATTTGGAGACATCGGCCTAGTAGAGAATCATGGCCGTCCGTGTCTTTCGGTATTCGGCGGACAGTTCTTCCATGCCCCAGCAGAGCACGGACTTACAATCATCCCCATCGAAGCCTGCACTAAGGCTTGGCGCCTAACGGACTAACATGCCAGCAGCAATCCCTTACATCATCTATGCGGTTGGCGCCTACTTGGGTGTAAGCGGGGTAATTGTGGCAGTTGCCGTGATCGCGGCTTCTGCGCTGGTTTCCAACTACCAGAAACGCAAAGCGCGTCGGGCTGCGCTGGACGCATACAACGCATCCCTGGAAGACCGCATCGTCATGACGGCGACTGCCAATGGGGTACGCAGTCGCGTTTATGGCAGGGCGAGAAACGTTGACGGGATTGTCTTCAAGGGAACCTGGGGCAATAACCAAGAGTTCTACACGTTGGTTATCGCTGTCGCTGGTCACGAGATCGACGGCATTGAGAAGGTCTATTTCAACGACATGCCTGTTGAATTGCAGTCCGATGCGACTGCAGTAACAGGTGGTGCGGTTGGCGGTGTCGGTTATTGGGTTATGTCGTCGCCGTATCTGCGGCAGACCTATGAATCCCTTGGCGCCAATGCAACGGTGACGGGTGGTGTTGGATCTGTAGTCCTTCCATATACCCCAGTTGCAGGTTCCGTATTCGCATCCATCCGAATTGACGGAGACTCTTACCCTGCAACAGTCAATGTGGTTGGGAATACCGTCAACATCACTGCAGGGCCTTATGACGGCGTGTATGACGTGTCCTACCAGCGCGTTGCCGACTTTCCCAAGGCTCGAGTCTGGATGTACAACGGCGCCCCTGGTCAGACGCTGTACCCGCTCCTGAGTACCCGCTTCCCTTCGCTGCTCACGGCTACCGACAAGTTCGCCGGCATGGCGCTTATCGTGGCTGAACTCACCTACGATCAAGACGCCTTCCCGACTGGTGTTCCGAACATCAGTGCAGTCATGCGAGGCGCCAAGGTTCTGGACACCCGAACAAGCGTCACGGCATGGACCGAGAACCCCGCAATGATCGCGCGGGATTGGGCACTGTATCCATACGGCGGCGCGTGTCAGCCTGCTGACATTAACGAAGCTTCCTTCATCGCTGCTGCCAATGCGTGCGATGTCTCTACGGTCTTCCCGTTGCCGGTCGGAAGCGAAACGAGGCCGCTCTATCAATGTGGCATCGTCTGCGCAACCGACGTCCAGCCGGATGACAACTTCGGCGAGATGGTCGAGGCGATGGCTGGAGAGTGGGGCTTTGCTGGCGGGCAGATCAAGGTGGTTGCCGGTGTCTATCGCGCACCGGTCGCTGCCATTGATGACACTTGGCTGAACGACGCGCAGTCGGTTGGAGTCGTCAAAGACCCGCCCAAGGCTGACCTCATCAACCACTTTAAGCCTGTCATCTCCAACGCTGGAAACTGGACGGACGGTACAACCAACTTCAGCAGCGTGTCGTACACATCGACGCCGATGCCCTCTGTCAAGAGCGATACCTTCATCGCAGCTGACGGACAGGAGTTGATCCGCGAAAACACCATGCTTGGAGTCACCCGCTCCGTTCACGCACAGCACATCTGTAACGTTCTGATGCGCAAGATGCGTGACGGCATGCTGGTCCAATTGCCATGCAACCTGCGCGCCTGGAACCTCGAGCTATTCGACGTCGTGACGCTCACCCTTCCTGTATTCGGATTCGCTGCCAAGCAGTTTGAGGTTCAGGGATGGAAGTACGAAGTGCAGAGCGGCGTGCTGCTGACGCTCAAGGAAACGGCTGCGAGCATCTACCAGACGACAAACACGCTCAACGTCCTTGATGCCGCACTAAACACGACGCTGCCGCTTCCGTGGTTCATCAAGCCCATCACAGGACTTGCCATCGTCAACGGTGCCGCGTCCTATCAAGACGGTTGGCCTGTCAGCCGCACGATCGTTTCTTGGAACCTGCCGACTGATTCTTCCATTGTCAACTCGGGCCGCATCGAACTGCAGTACACCCGGGTTGCGAACATCGCTGCCGACGACTGGACCAGCGTGATCGTTGACGGCTCGACTACCAACGTCGTGCTTGACGGCCTGCAGTCTCGCGTCTCCTACGTCTTCCGCATCCGAGGGATCAACAGCCTTGGCGTGCGCGGACCTTGGAGCACTCAGGTTGCCTACATCGTTGTTGACCCGCCGCCGCTCGACACCCCCGGTCTTGCAGCTGGCGCGGCTACTGAGATCATCAATGGCCCTCTTGACCCGACGACCTATAGCGGTGCCGGTGGCCTTGGCTTCCCTGGTCAGGTTACCGTCACGCCTTCGGTCAACTGCAAGGCGACGATCTTCTGCCAGTGCGACTACACAACGCAGATTGTCACGGTGGTTTCCCGCGCCTTCACGGACTTCCGCGTGGAGGTAACTCCTGCGGCCACCGGTTCCTCCGTTACTCAGTTCGTTCGGAATCAGCTTGCGGCTAACCAGGGATACTCGGCACTGATTAACACGACAGCATCCTATGACCTTGTGGCAGGGGTAGCCTACAAGTTCTACCTCTATTATTCTGACTTCATCCCTTCAGGTTCCCCGCCTGGCGTTGGTTCTTCTATCGGAAACTGCCGAATCCGAGTGGAACTCATCAAGCGCTGACACCTGTAATAGTTTCCAGCCTACAACCAATAGGTGATGGCGTCGGACAATGGATAATCAGGGTTGAATAAACCCTGGGGATCAATGTGCAAAGAGACAACCTCGGAGCGAGTGAAATGCAAGTGCGGGATAGCGAATCTCCCCACAACGTAAAACCAACCCGGGTTATGCCAGCCTGGGGAGTTTTCGTGGCACTCTTGCCTCTGCTGGTGTCGGTGTGCGGCGCTGCCTTGCTGTTCTGGAAGGCCCAGGGGGAAGACAGGCGAGAAGCCAGGGTAGAGATGGACTTTGTGAAGCAGACACTGCTTGAGATTAAGGCAGAGTCCAAGGTCACTAACCAGCAGTGGGTGACACTGACAACCAATAGCGCAATGCAGAACGCCAAGCAGGATCAGCAGATCAGCGATCTTGACCGGCGCGTCACACGGCTCGAGGCAAACCGATGAAGCTGTCGCAGCTGGTCGAGGTGGACGGC